CAATGTTTTTGATTTTGATATTGACTATGACTTAGCAACAAACTATGTTGATGTAGATGGAGATTCAAACACAATTAATTTTGACGCAGATGGATATTCAGGTGGATATTTCTATCTGGATCACACAGGTAATTCTAGAACTTTCAATATAGATCAACAAAGTACATTAGCAAGTGATTGGTTACAAATTAATTCAAATGGCAACAGTGGTACTGTTTGCGTCATTCAAAATGATGGCGGAACAAGCACAAGTTGTTAATATTGGTGATGTTTCAGAATTAACAGGAAATGCACAAGTATTAAGAGATAAGCCTTATATAGCTAAATTAGATTTTAATATTCAACAAAATGATAATGTTGAAACAACAAATGGTCGTATAGCTATAAAATTTCTTGATGATTCAACAGTTAAGTTAACAGAACACTCTCAGCTTACTATAGATACATATATCTTTGACCCTAATCCTACTAAATCAAAACTAGCTTTAAACTTTGCAAGTGGCACTGCTCGTTTTATTACAGGTCAATTAGGCAAAATAGATAAAGAAAACATAACTATACAAACTCCTACTGCAAATATTGCTATTCGTGGAACAGATTTTACTGCTACTGTTGATGAGTTAGGTCGCAGTTTAATAATTCTATTACCTGATGCAGACGGCATATCTAGTGGTGAGATTATGGTTACTACTGCTATGGGAACTGTAACTCTTAATAAACCTTACGAAGCAACAACAACAACTGTATTTGAAAGTACGCCAAGTAAACCAGTTATTTTAGATTTAACATTAGACATAATTGACAATATGTTAATAGTGCAACCACCAAAAGTAGAAGTTTCTAAAGAAGAAGAAAGTTCTACATCTTCTGACAATGTATTAGATGTAGATTTTTTAGAATTTAATGATCTTGATGCAGATTATTTTGCAAAAGACGAATTAGAATTTACTGAACTAGATATTAATTTTCTTGATATAAATTTTTTTGAAGATTTGTTAAAAATTATTGATGAACTAGATAAATTAAATGAAGATGATTTAGAACAAGAACAAAGTATAACTAGAATTACTGGTACAAAAGTAGGACAAGACACTGACACACAAATTATTACTTTAGTACAAGGTGATATTATTTCTTTGCGTAGACAGGTTGAACAATCTGTACAAGTTGATTTAAACTCAAGTCAAGGTTATACAGTTATTTTTATACAAAATGGCGTATCTAATACTATTAAAATTAATAATGGTGGAGATTCAGTGATAAAGATAGTGCAAGGTTCGTGAAAAAAATACTTATATTTATAGCACTTATGTTTGGTTTGTCATTGCCTATGGTGTATCAGACAACACCTTATCAAACTTTAAAACTTAAAACATTTGATACTTTAATTCACAAACAAGAACCAACAGGATTTTTTACAATACTTAACATAACTGAAGAAGATGTTATTAAAGAAGGTGGTTATCCTTTCCCAAGATCAAGACTTGCAGAAATACAAAAAAAACTTTATGGCAATGGTGCTATCGGTGTTGGTTGGGTAATAGCTTTTACTGAAAAAGATAGGTTTGGTGGAGATGCAGATTTTGCTATGTCTATGCGTATGACTTTTCCTACTGTCTTGGCTATGTTTAACAACGAAAGCAATAATTATCCACCAACCACAGGAACAGTAATTCTAGGAGATAACATACAAGGCATAAAAGCTAATGGTGTAAGGCAAAACATACCTATGTTTCAAACATCAGCTTTACAAGGTGTAGCTTCTGCACCTACCGAAGTTGATAACTTAGTAAGACAAATACCTTTGTTAATGCAAACTCCTAATGGTTGGGTTGCATCTTTTGGTACTGAAGTTTTAAAAGCATTAGCACAACAAAAAACTTACATTATTAAAGGTTCAGAAAACGGAATTGAAGAAATATCTGTTAAGGGAATACCTCCTACAAAATTAGATAAGTTCGGTAGACAATGGATTAGTTGGGTAGATACGCCACAAACAACATTGCAAGAAATGGATGTTAAAGGCAAGTTTGTTTTTGTTGGTGTTACAGCTAAAGGTGTTATGCCACAGATAGCAACACCAGTTGGTCTTTTAGAACCACATAAAATACAAGCTGCACTATCTGAATCTATATTGCTTGAAAACAGTTCTTATGTGCCAAATTGGAATTTAACAGCAGAATTAGCTGTTTTTGTGATATTAGGCTTACTGACATGGCTTCTATTAAACGCTTTGGGTATAACATGGGGTTTAGTATTAACCAGTTTATTGCATTTATCTGTGGCTTACAGTGGTTATTGGATAATTAATAAGGGTATTTTACTTGATGTTACATGGTCTTTAATTTCAGGATTTATTATTGCATCAACTGCTTTTTATTTAAGATTCAGAGAGCAATACAAATTAAGACAACAAATAAAAAAACAATTTGAACATTACTTAGACCCTAGACAAGTAAAACAACTGCAAAAAAATCCTAATCTTTTAAAACTTGGCGGAGAAAAAAGAACCTGCACATTTTTGTTTACTGATCTTAGAGGTTTTACATCTTTATCTGAGTCTGTATCACCTGAACAAGTTACTTACATTATGAATAAAGTTTTAACTGCACAACAATTAGCAGTACAAAAACATGGTGGAATGGTTGATAAGTATATAGGTGATGCAATGATGGCAATATTTAATGCACCTTTAGACTTGCAAAATCATAGCAAGATTGCTTTAGATTGTGCTGTAGATATTTTGCAAAATATCGAAGACCTTAATAAAGAATTAGAAGCAGATGGATTACCAAACATAGCAATAGGTATAGGAGTTAATTCAGGAGAAGCAATTATTGGAAATATGGGTAGTGAAAGTAGATTTGACTATACAGCTATTGGTGATGCGGTAAATATTGCAGCTAGATTAGAAAGTGCTACAAAAGAAAAAGGAGTTAATTTACTTATTGGCGAACAAACAGAATTTTATTGTGGATACCATTTACAACCTTTAAAGCCTATAATGGTTAAAGGCAAAGCAAAAGCACTAAAAATATTTACATGGAAATAAATGAAATTTAATTTAATAAAAAATGTAGTAGGAGCTATAGCACCTACATTAGGTTCTGCATTAGGTGGACCATTAGGTGGACAAGCAGCATCTGTTGTAGCAGGTGTACTTGGTTGCAAACCTGAATCAAAAGCAATTAATGAAGCTATACAATCAGCTACTCCAGAACAAATGTTAGAACTTAAAAAAGCTGAACAAAGTTTTGAATTGCAAATGAAAGAACTTGAAGTAGATGTATTTAAGTTAGAAGTAGCAGACAAACAAGACGCTAGAGGTAAATTTAGTAAAGATTGGACAGCTAGAATTATGGGTATTGCTGTTGTTGGTGGTTTTATGGGTTATATATTTTTAGTAACTTTGCAACCACCAGAACAAAATAGTGAAGCATTAATAAATTTAGTTCTCGGATATCTTGGAGGGTTAGCAAGTGCGGTTATTTCGTTTTATTTCGGAGCATCTGATTCAAACAAAGGGGATTAATATGAAAATATCACATGAAGGCATATCACTTATTAAAAAATTTGAAGGTTGCAAATTGCAAGCATATTATGATGCTGTTAATGTTCCAACAATTGCTTATGGAAGAACAAAAGGAGTCACAATAGGCGATACCTGTACACAGGAACAAGCTGATAAGTGGCTTGAAGAAGAGTTGAATGAATATGGTGGATATGTAAATGACGCTGTTACAGTTGAGCTTACACAAAATCAATTTGATGCACTTGTAGCATGGACATATAACTTAGGTCCTACAAACTTAAATAAAAGTACAATGTTAATTAAAATTAATGAAAAAGATTGGGATGAAGTGCCTAATCAAATGAAACGTTGGAATAAAGCAGGTGGAAAAGTATTAGAAGGTTTAGTAAGACGAAGAGAGGCTGAATCACTTTTATTTCAAGGTAAAGAATGGATAGAGGTATAAAATGCCATTTTCTAAATTTGTTTTTAAACCAGGAATAAACAAAGAAGGAACAAATTATTCTAATGAAGGCGGATGGTTTGACTCTGATAAAATTAGATTTAGAAAAGGTAGACCTGAAAGAATAGGTGGTTGGGCAAAAAATTCATCTAATTCTTTTATTGGAACTTGCAGAAAAATTCATGTTTATAAAGATGCGGATCAAATTCAATATAATTTATTAGGAACACATAAAAAATTATATGTGCAACAAGGTAATAATTTTTACGATATAACTCCTATAAGATCAACCACAGCAGCAGGAGATGTTACTTTTGCAGCAGTAGATGGAGATGCAACACTAACTGTTTCAGATACTGCACACGATGCAGTATTAGGAGATTTTGTTACATATACTGATGCAGTTAGTTTAGGTGGAAATATAACTGCTACAGTTTTAAATCAAGAATATGAAATTGCAAGTATTATTGATGCAGATAGTTATACCATTGAAGCAAAAGATACTGATGGTAGCACAGTGCTAGCAAATTCTTCTGATTCAGGTAATGGTGGGTCATCAACAGTAGGAGCTTATCAATTAAATATAGGTCTTGATGTTTATGTTTCTTCATCTGGTTATGGTGTAGGAGCTTGGGGTGCAGGAGCATGGGGTTCTGCCACAGCATTATCTTTAACAAATCAATTAAGATTATGGTCTTTAGATAATTTTGGTGATGATGGATTATGTTTGCCTAGAAATGGTCCACTTTATTATTGGGATGAATCATCAGGAGTAACTACAAGAGCAGTTATTGCAAGTAGTGTTGGTGGTGCAAGTAATCCTCCAGTTGCTGCTTTGCAAATAATGATGTCAGATGTTGACAGGCACGTCATTGCTTTTGGATGCAATCCTATAGGATCATCTGCTATAGACCCATTATTAGTAAGATTTTCAGATGCAGAAAATGCAGTAGATTGGACACCAACAGCTACAAACTCAGCAGGTGGTGTACAGTTATCTACAGGTTCTTCAATTATTGGAGCACTACAAACAAGACAAGAAATATTAATATGGACAGATGCAGGTATTGTATCTATGCGTTTTGTTGGTGCACCTTTTGTGTTTAGTTTTAATGAAGTTGCAACAGGAATGTCTTTAATATCTCCAAATGCTATGGCAACAGGAGGTAACATTGTATTCTTTATGGATAATGGTGCTTTTTATCAATATGCTGGTTCAGCACAAAGATTGCCATGCACAGTTTTAGATTATGTATTTAGTGATATAAATTTAGAACAAGCATTTAAAGTATTTGCTGCACCTATTCCACAACATAATGAAGTTATTTGGTTTTATCCTAGTGCAGATTCACAAGAAGTAAATAGATATGTTTCTTATAATTATTTGGAACAATCCTGGACTGTAGGTACAACAGATGATGGATTTACAAGAACAGCTTGGAATCCTGCATATATATTATCTAATCCTATAGCTGCTGGTAAATTAGACGATACTGATAATAATTATTTATATAATCAAGAATTTGGTTTTAGTGCAGATGGTTCAGACTTTACAGCATATATAGAATCATCAGATTTTGATTTAGACCCTGATGGTGAAAAATTTATGTTTGTATCTAAATTATTGCCAGACATTAAATTTCAAAATACAACTGATAGTGGAGATACAGTAGATGTTGTTTTAAAAGGTAGAAACTATCCATTAGAAAGTTTATCTACTTTGCAAACAGTATCTGTAAATCCTAATTCTACATTTAGCAATATGAGAGCTAGAACTAGGCAAAGTGCTATAAGAGTAGAAAGCACAGCTAATGATTATAGTTGGAGACTTGGTGATCTTAGATTAGAGTTAAGACAGGATGGTAAAAGATAATGGCAGAAAAAACCTCAATACCCTTACTTACTCCTGATATGGAGTATAACCAAGAAAACGAAAGAGTTACTCGTAGAACTATTGAACAAGCAATACAAGATTTAAATTCTGAAGTAGGTAATCTTAAAACAATGCAACAATCAGTTGTTAGCAGATCATTGCGTAGACATCAATTTTTATTAATGGGGAGTAAAGGCAGTGTCTGATATATTAAAAGTATTAGGACAATCAGACCCAGCAGCTACCACTGAAACAGTTTTATATACAGTTCCTGATAAGACACAGACAACTATAAGTTCTATAGTAGTTTGCAATCGTGCAGGAACTGCTGGTACATATAGAATTAATGTATCTGTAGCAGGTGCAACCACAGGAGATAAAGAATATTTGTTCTATGATAAAGCAATAAATGCTAATACCACTGATACAATAGTAATAGGTATAACATTAGGACAAACAGACGAATTAAAAATATACTCAAGCTCAAGTGATTTTAGTTTTTCAGCATTTGGGTGTGAAACCTTAGAGGAAAGATAAAGAATGGATATAAAACAACAAACTAAAAACGTAGCATCACAAGGTCGTTATGGCGATTCTATGCTTTTGCACGTTAATCCAGCAGAAGTAAAAGGTTTGGCACAAGCTGTGCCTTTAACAATTAATCCACAAACAGGACAGCCAGAAGCCTTTTTACCTTTTCTTGCACCAGTATTAGGTTCTTTAGCAGGTAGTACATTATTAGCAGGAACAGGTGGATTATTAGCTGGTAAAACTTTACTTGCATCTGCTTTAGGTTCTGGTCTTGCACAATACGCTGTAACAGGCGATATTAAAAAAGGTTTATTAGCTGGTTTAACAGGATATGGTATTGGTTCTGCATTACAAGGTGCAGGAGCAGCAGCACAAGGTGTAGAAGCAGGAGCAGCAGCAGAAGGT